TCACGAGCTCCTTTGTGTGCCATAATAATAATTTGCGTAGCTGTTGGCCGCGCCGGATAGCCCAGAGCCCACGCCCGCGAGGCCGGCGCTCTGATATTGGCCCGCTGCGGTGGTGAAGTTTCCCTGCGCGGCACCGCTCCCCGTGCTCGCCGAGGCCAGGGCATTGGCCGCATTGGCGCCGAGCTGTGCTCCCTGGAAAAGATCGCTCAGCCTCGTCTGATATTCTTGCGACAGCGCATGCTGGGAATAGTTCTGGAGGGCGGCCAGCGTATTGCCGGAGAGTCCCAAGCCTTGGGCCGCGTTTTGCGCCTGGATCTGTTGCAGCCCATAGTTCACGCTGGCTTGGAAGCCCGGGTCGTTCTGGAAATTATTATAGTAGGCCGCTTGCGCGCCCGCGCCATTCGCCCCGATTGCATTATTATAGAGGTTCAGAGCGTTTTGCCCGCTCTGCATGAAGGGCTGCTCGTAGCTGACGGCCTGGTTGAACCGCTGCTGCTGAAGGGCTGCGGCCTGCTTCGCCGCGCTGGCTGCGGTCTGCGCACCGAAATAAGTGCCGAGCCCGGAGGCGGCTCCGCCTATTAGGATAGGTAAGGCTGCTTCTGCCATGGGAGATCCTTTGAGGTGACGGTTTCGAGAGGGGCATAGCCCAAGCGGGTCAGCAAAGTGAGCGTGCGCTCCTGCCGCCCGGCCACAATGAGGCGGCGTGCGCCTTTTTCTTTCGCCCAGGCTTCAAAGGCGCGAAGAAGATGGGCGCCATAGCCTCGCGCGGCCGGGATCGCATACCACGCCGTCTTGAACGCGGTTGGCTCGCCGGTGAAATAATGCGGGGCTATCATGGCGCAGAGAAAGGCGGCGGCTGGCTCGCCTGCCGCGAGAAAAGCACGGTCCTCGCAGTTCAAATGCGAGATCGCAAAGCGGGCGAGCTGTTCCGGGCAAGCCTCGCGCTTGCCTTCTTCGGCGTAAAAGCGCAAGCCCAGCACGACGAAGCGCGCAATGTCGTCCAGCGTTCCGCGCCGCACCAGGCCGTTACCCCGGCTCATGTGGCGAGCCGGCTTTGCGAGCGCAGCACGGCCAGCAGCGCGTTGATCGCGTTTGCCGCCTCGGCCGGCGCCGGATCGAGGGAGATGCTCGCAATCGGAGCCCCCTGAACGAACTCGATCCCCTGGAAAAAGTCCCGGTATTGCTTGTCGAGCTTGCCCGTCGCCGGATCGACGATATAGGGGCTCAAAGGCGCATAGGTCGTTGCTTTCGCCATGCTGTCAGGCTCCTGCGGTAAGGCGTAGGCTGCAAGCTTGCCGCCGATCCAATGGCCGGTGATCCAATTAGGCCCGTCGGCCCAAACGGACTCCAAGACCGGGAAAAACGGGTAGGGCCTCGCGTCCCAGGTGTAGATCATGACGCGGCTCAGATTGATCATGCGCCCCGCATAGAGCGGGCTTGAAGGATTGCGGTCCTCGCTGAATTCGGGATCGCTTTCGTTGAAGAAGCGCAGCATCGCATTGAGGTAGCGCCGCTGAATGAGAGGGTCCGGCATGGCGCGCGAAAAATAAGGGACCGCGCTTTCCGACGATTTCGGATCGAAGAACACATTCGGTTGGTTCGAGCCCTTGTCGATCGACGGGCAGCCAAGCTCCGTGAACCAGATGGGTTTCGATTTTGGCACCCAGGCCGTAGGCGAGGCGCTTTCAATGCCTCCAGGCCTGTTGAAATGCTGGCCGGCCCACCAGCTCCAGATGTCCTTATAGCGGAAAACCCAGGGCTTGCCGAAAGCGGAGTCGGTAATCGGCGTGCGCCTCTGTGCGGTCCGGTCTGCTTGGGTGGCGTAAAACCAATCGTAGCCCTCGCCGCCCCGGACATTGCTCATGAGATAGGCGTAATCTGTGATGGCAGTTAGCGTTCCATCCGGCTTTACCGCCTCATCGATATTGGGCGCTACATCCCGCCAATCCGAAAGCGGCCAGTAATTGTCGAAAGCGACCGCGTTGATATTCGGGCTGGCCCAAAGCGGATCGAGGTGAAAGAAGACATCGCCTGAGCCGTCTGACGGCTGATGCCCGAACCATTCCGACCAATCGGCCGCGTAAGAAAGCTTGGCATCTGGCAAAATGGCTTTCACATCGGCGGCAAGCTGAACCAGCGCCGGGACGAACGGATAGCTTTCTTGCGCGTCGCGAAGCCAGGTCACTCCGCGAAGCTCCGTGCCGAGCAGGAAGATATCTATGCCGCCGGCGAGCGCGCAAAGATCAGCGTAATGCAGCACAAAATTCCGATATTGAGCCACGAACGCAGCAACCTCCGCGCCCGCCTTCGCCGACTTATCCGCCGTACTGTAGGCTTTGGTGATGCGTCCCCGCCACGGATAGACCGGCTGACCTATACTGCCGCCATAGGGGTCGGGCAGCGTGTTGCCGGCCGGAATGTCCATCAGGATAAAAGGTGTGAGGCAAACCTGAAGCCCCCGCGCCTTCAGATCCTTGATCGCGGCCACCACGGATTGATCGTCGGGCGTGCCGCCGAAGGCAGCGCTTCCATTCACTGTCGAGACCAGATGCGCCTCGTTCCGGTGCTGGCCGTTGCAGACCCATTCATGCGGGATATCATCGAACTGAGTACGCGTCACTCCGGGTTTAAGCGTGCATGAGCCCGCGCGCAAATCGTCGCCATACCAGGCAACGTAAAGATTGACGAGCTTGCAGTTCCGGAGCTGATTTTTGAGACTATTGAGTGACGTAGCCCAATCACAGGCCGGCCCGCCGATCCGCCCGGTCCGTTGTGCTTCGCTGAATTGGACGAGCCACTGCGAGCTGTCGTAGATGCCGTAAGCGTTCTCCGTTGCGACGAACTCGGCGCCTGCCGCAATTTGATCGCGCAGCACCTCATAAGGCGCATAAGCCCATTCGGTTGCCGCCGGGATCATGGTCACGGCTTGGATCGCACCGGCAAGGGCTGCTCCGTCGGCGTCGAAGCCCTTCTGGACCCAGCCCTGCGCCACGAACTCCCTGATCAGCGCATTGACCGTTACCGCAACCTGCGCCCAAGACGCGTCTACCGGCAGATCGGGAATAGCCGGGCCCACACGGCCTTTGAACTTAGAAAAGAAGGCGCGGGTATTATTATCAATCTTGCCGTCCGCGCCGATTTGAAACCCGAACCGGCTGAAGAGATTGGCTTGCCCGCTCATGCTTCTGCCTCCGTGGTGCGCGCCTGCGCAATGCTTTGCAGTAACGCTTAATTTTTATAAAATAAAATATAACCCTCACCCGGCCGCTTCGCGGCCACCCTCTCCCGCGCAAGCTCGCCTTGGCGAGCTGGCTTTCTTTAAAGTAGCCATATCCGCCGGGAGAAGGACAGGATGGGGGGTGAGCCACACGGCACGAAGGTTGGTATAAGGCTATGAAAACAAACGCTCATGCGAGGATGGGCCTGACCCGCGCCTCGGCATTGAGAATCCCGCGCATGACTGAGGAGGAAGACGAGAGGCGGAACGTCCGGCCGGCCCTCAAAGTGGCCCCGAGCTGATGAAAGCTCGCGGCTGCGTGGCGCTCGCCGGTGCGGCCGAGCGAGGCGATGCGCCCGCCGGTCCAAGTCCGGCCGCCATCGTCCGACCAATCGAGCATCAATTTGGGGTTTGCCGCATCGGCGTCTGCGCCTGTAGTCCCCGTACCGGGTATGATGTCGACATCGAGCTGATCCACGATCAAGCCTCTTGGAAAATCATGCAGCGGCGCCGATTGCGCCAGGAAGAGGTAAGGTTTGCCGCTTTCGGTCTGCGATGTGCTGTCGAGAACATGGAGGCTGGCATCCTGGCTCGATCCGATCACCACCTTGCCGTTGAACGACGCAAAGCCTTGCCCAAACCAATTGGCAAGGCCGCCGCTGGCCCGCTCGTGCCAAAGGCCGGTGGCAAGGTCAAGCTCCCAGGTCCAATAGCGGCTCGTTATCGCGTAAAAATCGTGGCCGTTGAAATGCGTATACACAGCCCAGAGCGCGCGACGCTCGTCCCAGGTCAGGCCAGAGATGGCGCGCTCTAGCGCATGCGTCGAGATGCGGACCGGCTCGGAAGCCGTAAGCTGGCGCACAACGCCATTATGATCGGCCCATATCAGGGAATCGGCAACGCTTGCGACCGTCTGCTGCGCGATGCAGCCGATGTCGATATCGGCCCGGATACGGGCAAAGGCGAACGGCGTGGTGCCCGCGTCCTCCCAAATTTCAAGGCTCATCTCGCCAAGGGCAATGAGCGCGCCGCGATGGGTGACGATCCTGCGGAGCCCATCGGAGCGGCTCGATGCGGTCGCAAAGGAGAGCGCATTGACGGCGAGGGCATCGTTCAGCGCGGTGTGGAAGATGCGGCCGTCCGGTATCGAGAAGACGAGATAGCCGTCGAGAAAGGTCACGCCGTTGGGCGCCGGCAGAGCCGGAATATTGGGCTGCGAAATCGTATTCGTGGCCGTATCGAGGACATAATAAACATTATCGGCGACGATGCCGATCTGCGGGCTGGGCCGCTGATTGGCCGCCATGATGGCCATCGCGCTGCCGCCGATCGTACCGGAAATGGGCGTGGCGTTTCCCTGATCGTCGAACAGCGCGGCCGCGGTCCCTGCGACCGTGTAGAGCCCTTTACCAGACACATAAAGCATCCCGCGGCACGGGCCATTAAGGCCTGTTGCACCGGTGTCGAAGCGCGACGTCCCCGGCACGCCGTAAATTGGCAGCGGCGCCTTTGCCACCTGCCCCAGCGCCTCAGGGTAGGCGTTCAACAAGCGCTGGCTTGATCCGAACCCGCTCAAATCGGGGTTCGACGTATGCCCGAAATCGACTGCAACCATGATTTGAAACTCCTTGGAAGACCCCCTCACCCCAACCCACTCCCCAAGGGGAGAGGGGGCAGGCTGCGGCTCTCTGTCTGTGCTCGAGCGCTATTCAGGCGTCCCTTCTCTCCTTGGGGAGAAGGACAGGATGAGGGGGGCTTTTTCTACATCAGCGGAAGCTGTAACGCCTGAGGCTCGGCATCCAGGTGAGGCCGGTATCCTGGCCGGCGCCTGGCGCGATGACGTAATAGGCAAGCAGCGCCGCAAAGGCCTTCTGCGCGCGCTTTTGCGTCGAAGGCTGCGCTTCGATCCCGCTGGCGGATGCGAGCTCGACGGCAAGGATCGCCTTGGCCCCTTCTGCAAATTGCGGAAGAAAAGGAAAGGCATCGCCGAGGCTAGAGACAAGAGCCGCCGGGGCGGGCGGAGTAGCAGTGTCGCCTGGCCCGTAGGGCGGATAAGTGCCAGCCGTGTCCGTCATGACACCGTCCAGAAAATCGCCGCCCGAAAAGGCACCGTCCGCAATCTGGATTGGCGGATTAGGGCCTCCAGGAAAGATGCCGTCTGCCGCCCATGCGCTCAGCATGTCATTATACGCCGCAAGGCCCGCCGCCGCCCGGTCCGGATCGAGGTCTGCGCCAAGCGGCAGGAGGCCCAGCCGCCGGTAGGCGCCCGAGATGATGTCACGGGCCGTTGTCATCATTGACCCTTCATGAGGCCGAGCCCGACAAGCGTCGCCCGGATCTCATTCAGAAGCGTCAGGATCGCTGCCGCCTGCGCTTGAGTGAAGCCATAGGGCGCGGTATTCGTTGGCGCGGTCGTAGGTACAGCCGCCTGTGCGGCGCCGGAGCGCTGCGCTAAGGGCGTAGCATTGTAGAAAGCTATAGGATCGCTGGCGCTTTGGCCGAGCACCGTGCCATCGGGATTGCCGTCGGAAAGCTGTCTTATGGGCATTGAAATTTCCTTCGATTGAGAGGGGCGGAAAACTCAATTAGGGATCTGTAACCGGCGTTAGCTGGACGAGCCGGAAAGCCTTGTTGCGAGGTCGGGATAGATGGGCTTGACGCCGTAAAGGATATCGAGGCGCCACATATTGATGTCGTTGACGATGTCGTAATCGCAGATGACGCGGATCGAGAGCCCCTTATAGCTCTGCCGGGCCTTCTTAATCGCCCCCTCCGGCAGCTCCATCGGCACCATGCAAAGCGCGAACGCGTTCTCATGGAACACAAGGTTCTGCGGATAGGAGGCGCCCGCAGTGCCCGTAAAGGTCAGTGCCGCATTTTGTGCGGGTGCCGCGCTCACAGTCTGATACTGGCCCGAGACGATAATGGCAGGCGCGATGGTGAGCGCGTCGGCGGTGCCCGTTGCGGTGACAGGCGCGCTCACCACAAACTGCTGAAGATAAGGGAGAACCTGTCTCGTAACCGGGTTCACGGCAAAAACGTTGGCGATGGTGAAGACATCGCCTTGGTTGAGCGTGGCGCCGGAGGTCAGGCCGTCCACCAGGATCGCGGTTTGGTTCGTGTCCTTGGCGGCGAGATAGGAGGTGACACCCGTATTCGTAACGCCGTTCGCCGATGCGGTTGCGGAAATGACCGGCGCACCGGCATAGGCGCCCACGGCACAGTTTATGACGTTCTGCGAGGCGTAGCAGTCCGTGTTGCCTACCATCGGCAGCTTGGATTTCTCGAGCGCGGTCCGGGCCACCTCGGGCACAAAGAGGCCTGTGAAGCTCGAAGCCATGCCATAGAAGTCGGACGGCGACAGGCAGGCGGCCCGGGGTGCCGGCACAGCCATCTCGTCGAGCCGCTGCGGCCCATGGATGAAGGATTTGTAGCCGGAAAGCGTCTGCCCCGGTGTGCCCACCCAATTCCAGACATATTTGTAAAGGGATAGGATGTCGAGATCGACCTGGTTTGCGAGTGCGATCATCGGGTGCTTCAGATAGCGCTCCGAGAAGCGGTCGATGGTAAGTGTCAAATCCTTGGTCGGAAAGCGCAGATCGACGCCGCGCTGGGTGTCGATCTTGATCTGCACCTTGCCTTCGGTTGCGTCCTGCATCTGGGCGATCGCGCCGGTGCGCACCGCATATTTGACGGGCCTGCGGATCGTGAGCGTGTCGCCGATCTTGGTCTCGCCGAACTCGCTCTCATATGCGCGGTGAACCATTTTCGCAGCGACGAGATTATTGTCGAGCTGCATCAGACCTTCCTTGGCGATGATGCTCGGGGTTAACAGAGTGGAAGCCATGGGGTCTCCTTATGGGGTTGGGGAAGCTCGGTGGAGGAGGGATCAGTCATGCAAACGCTATTCGCCCGGCGCATGGCGGCAGGGCTTCTTGGCGTCCTGCTCGCTTTGGCGGTCTCTCGAGGGACTTTGGCCGCGGAGATCAGCGAGCTCACTATTGACGCGGGGTGGATAAGTGCGATCGCCATCGCGCCAGGCGCCAAGGGCATTGCCGCAGGGATCGAAGGGGCCAGCGGCGACATAGACAAACAACAAGCGGAAGTCCGCTGGTGGAACTGGAACGGAAAGGATGGGCGGTGGGCTTCGCCGTCCTCTTATGTCAGCGCGCTCGCTTGGGATCGCGGCGGCTTCTTGCTGACTGGCGACCGGGAGCCGAATACCCGCACGCCGATGGCGCGATGGCGAAGGCTTGGGCCGGAAGGCACGGTACTTTTGCAATGCAACGGCACGCCTCGCTTTGACGCCCTTATTCACGCGGAGGAGCACGGTATTCACAGCTTCGCCGCCCTCGCGGACGGCAAGGTCGTGACGGGCGGCGTCGATGCGACGCTTGCTGTATGGGAGGGCTGCACGCCAACCTGGCTGCATAGCGGGCCGTGCTGCCACGGCGATCGGTAGGTGACAGTCGCGCCGCACGGTAATGGTTTCGTAACCTCAGGCGAGGCCATCTACCGCGGCGATGAGCGCGGCTTCGAACAGCTCGGCCCGCACCACTGGACGCCGGATCCTTGGACGGCGGCGCCGGACGCGCCGCGCGCCCAAGCGTCCGGACTGCGGGCGGACGGGGAGGATTGTTCCGCGACCCTTCACAACGCGGAAGGCCGTATCGCCGTGAGCGGCGCGCGCCCCTGGGAGGTCCGCATCGGTGCGGCGGCATGGACGTTCTTTGAGGGCCAGACGGGCTGGCACCATCTCGCCGTCAGCCGCGATTGCACAGCGGTTGCCGCAGCGACCGGCCAGCGGCTCGTTTGGGCAAAATCGCCCTGAGGCGGGGATTGCGGCGCTCCCTTCGCCGGCGCTTAAAATCCCCGCGCGCGGCGGTACTCCTCGAAGTCCATGTCATCGAGCGGCTTGGCCGCGCTGCCGCCGCGGCCGGACAGCGTGGAAACAGGCTGCGGCGCGCGGCTCACCGGGCTTGTACCGGCGGTCAGCCTGCCTTCGAGGCGCGCGATGGCGGTGGCCTGCGAGACCGGCGGAAGCCCTGCGATGTTCGCGGCTTCGGCGGGGTTCTTGCCGAGATAGTAGGCGATCTCGGCACCCCGGCCCGACTCGCGGATGGCGTCGGCCATGACCGGTGTGATCGCAAGATTGGGATTATGCGCGACCAAGTCGAAATCGGGTACCTTCTGCCGGAACTCCGCGGATGCCTCGATCCAGGCATCCTGCGCTGCGCGAGCCGCGAGCTCCTGTGCTTGCGCCGCCTGGCGTGCGAGCATACCGGCGCCTGCCTCGCGGACCGCCTGCTCCGCGACCGCGCGGGTGTAGTCTTCGGGCGCGCGGTAATCCTGCGGGCGGCCGGGAGCCGGGGCGCTTCCGCGCAGGGCCGCCGCTTCGGCAGCGCTCCTTGCCGCCAGCGCGTCCGCCGCGGCCTTCTCGCGGATGAGCTGCTGAACGCGGGCGTTTTGCACAGATAGCGGCGGGCTTGCCGGTGTCCCCGCCCCGCCTTCATTGTCTGGTGACCCGCTCTGAGGGGTGGACGATGCCAAAACCGCATCGTCCACGGAAGGAATATCGCCGTGCTCTGTCATGTCCGTTCCTGTTGCGTTGAAGATTTCTGCGGTATTGCGGGGAGCCGGGCTCCGCTCGCGATGGGCCAAGGCCTGCTAAAGCCGGTAAGGCGAAGGCTCGGTGAAGCGGGCGCGCTTCAGCGCATTGTCGAAGACTTTGCCCTGAAGCTCGGCTTCGGCCTTTGCGGCATCCGCTTCCGATTTGGCGGCTAAGCCCTGGATCCGGTTCAAATGCGCCTGCGCGAGCGCCTCCTGATAAGCCTGCTGGCGGGCTTGCGCGATTTCGGCGTTGAGCGGCGGCGCCTCGCCGGAAATTTGCGGCGGGAGCATGCGGCGCAGCCGCTCCGCGATCTCGTCCGCGCCCGGCCAATCCATATTGCGGGCCACGAGATCGCCGGCCACACTTGCGGCCTGCGGCACCGCAGCCACGAATTGCAGCATGCTGTCCGCGGCCTCGGCGCGGCGGGTGGCGTAGGACGGCCCGATTTTCACGCGCACATCAAAGGTGCCTAGGGTGAGATCGTTGGCCAGCACCGTTTTTCCATTGATACCCGTCACGGGCAGATTGATGCGCACCGGCACATGGGACTCGTCCTCGCGCAGGATGCGGACCGTCCGCTCGCTATCGTAAATTTTGGGGATGAGATCGATGAGCGCAGTGCCCAGATGGTTCAGCGTGGCGAGCAGATTGTCCTGATAATGCAGCGCGCCGATGCCGCCCTGGCTTTCGCGGGCCCGGATGGCAACGCCTGAAATCTCGTTCGAGCGCGCGCCGAGCGCCGCATCGTAAATACCCGTCGTGGCCTTCATCTCGTCGGAGGCGATCGCACTTTCCTGGATGAGCGCCGCCGGAATATCGGGCGGCGGCTCGCGCATCGGCCGGCCGCCCGGCACGTCCGGGTCCGGCTCATAGAGCAAGTAGGGCCGCGCGACGGTGTTCTGCGTGTCCCACTGGCCTTTGAACTTCGCGATCATCGAAGGTGTCGCGACAAAAGGTGCGCGCGGCGCGAGCGCGATCGCCTCGGCGGCGGCCGAGCGCCAGAAATTATAAAGCTGCTGCGGGTCGCGGGAAAAGCGGATGAGGCCGCTGCGGATCACCTTGGTTTCGAGCGCGGTCTCCGAGCCGATCACAGGGAAGATCGGGATGTAGCGGCCTGCCCAAGGGTTAGGGCCTTCGAGCACCTCCTCGCCGCTCAAGAGGTAATGCTCGACCTTGTGCGATCGCACCTTGCGCTCGGCGCTGATCTCCAACCCCCGCAACGCTTCCGGCTCGGCTTCGGTGATGTCGAAGGTTTCGCCGCTCGCGAGCCGCGCAATGGTGCGCTCATGCGGGCGCTTCACCCAATATTCGCAGACGCGAACCGCGTCGCGATTGGCCCAGAACAGGCCACTCTCGGCGCTCAGATCCTCCGGCGCCGCAAAGTCCGTCATCGCAGCGCCCGGAAAGCGCTTTTGAAATTCTTTGCGGCCGATCATTTCGGAGATGAGGCAATATCCGGCATCGGACCGGCTGGGCTCGATTGCCGCGGGGTCCCAGAAGACCGACAGCGGGTGCTGAATGCGCTTGATCAGGATTTCCTGATCGAAGCCGGCTTCATCCGCATATTGCGTGACAACACGGAAATGGCCGATGCCGCAGGCCACCGCATAGTAGACCGCGTTCGCGAACACATGCGTCGCGTTCGAGCGGTACTGGACCTGGCGCAAAAGGCCAGAGTAAATCTCGGCGAGCTCTGCCGTCGCCTCGCCGCCCGCCGGGATCGCCTTGATGGCGGGCGGGTTCTGCCGCACGCCGTTCGCCACCTGGTTCACGAACTGAGGCAGCCGGTTGATGGTGAGGCAGGGCCGGTTCTGTGCCTCGCGCATGAGGCGAACCTCGTTCGGCCATTGGTCGCCGGCGAGGAATTTCAGGTCGTTGAACGCGTCCTCGCGGTTCTCGCGATCCTGAATCCACGCGGCTTCGAGGCGCTCTTGCGCCTCGGCAACGATATCGGTTTTGTGCAAGGGGACCTCTTTGCTATGCGGTGGCGCGGTTGGTGTAGACGCCGTATAATTCTGGCCTATGCTATTAGGAGGCCGCTTTGGAACTTGAGCGTCATGTCAAACTGTTCAGAAACGGCCGGAACCAGGCCGTCCGCATTCCGCGAGAGTTCGAGCTCCCCGGCGAAGATGCGGTCATGCGAAAAGAAGGCGACGAGATCATCATCGAGCTGCGCCAAAAATGTCATCGCTAGACTTGCTGGAAACGCTTGAGCCGATTGAGGAAGAGTTTCCGCAAATCGAGGATTTGCCTGCGGATGCGAAAATTGACTGCGCTCAAGCCTCCGCAGTTCTTGCGATTTTGCATCCACTCGGCTTCGAGGCCTTCTTGCGCCCCGGCAACGGTGTTGATTTTGGATAAGAATCCGGAAAAGCGGTGCGCATAATGATAAAGGCGATTGCATTCAATTAGGAAAATCTGTTAACCTCACGCCTGTGAAGGTGTTTGGCAAGGAGAAGAGCATGTCAGGTCTTCTAGGTATCGGTGGTGGCGGCAATCCGCTCGGTTCCATCGGGAAAGTCTTCGAGGATGCTGCGAGCGGGGATTTCATGAAACTTGCCAAGGATGCCTTGCCCCTAGTGGCTACAGCAGTTGCTGGGCCGGCGGGCGGAGCGTTGGTAGGAGCACTTACGAATAGCGATAACTAAGAGAGCTGCGGAATCCGAATCTTACCGTCGACGCATTTGCGGTGGGGAATCCTTCGCGGAACGCGGATAACGGGGAACGGCCGTACCTGCCCTAAACTGGATCAAAGCAGCCAGCTTCCCCCGCCACCTCCTTCATCCTCCCACGCCGCATCCGCATGCGTCTTCGTCATGCGCGGGAACAAATCCGCGAGCGCCCACACCAGTGCGTCCACGCGGTCGGCAGCACCTCCGCCCTCGATGCCGAAGGGCGTGAACAGCACCATCTGATCCTCGAGCGCGGCGAAGGCGCCGGCATGGCTCACCCGGCCCTGCTCGTAGAGCGTGGCAATGGGCTCGGCACGCACGGTCTTGCCGCGGCTCGCGCGCACCTGCCGCAACGGCAGGCCGGGCCGCTCGGCGCGCAGCACCGCCTCCACCATGGCGCCGCCCTGATTGATCTCCACCACGATGGCGTTCGCGGCAAAGCGGTCGAAGGCGGCGGCGACCTTCCGCGCCCAGGCCGCGGGCGAGAGCCGGCAGGACAGATCGCCCAGCACATAGCCGCGCCCGTCCTCGCCGAGCCCTGCCACGACGATGCCGGTTTCGGAGGTTTTATCCCCGCCGTCCGAGGCTTTCGCGGCCGGGTCCACGCCGATCACAATACGCTGCATTTGCGGGAGCGCGCTACTGGCCACGCGGCCCCCATCCAGCATGACCCGCGTCCACAAAGCGCCCGGAACGTCCTCTAGAATCTCGGCATTGAGCTCCTGCCGGCCGAGCCGTGTGCCCTCATAGCGCTTCACGATTTGCTTGAAAAATCCCGGCGCCAGATTGGCGCGGTTGTCATAGGTGGTGCCGCGCGTGACGGCCACGCCATGGCCCTCGCGCGTCAGAAAATCGCGGATGAGCGGGACCGGCCGGGGCGTGGTGGTGATGACCTGACGCGGGCGCCAGCCCAGCCGCAAGCCAAATTGCAGCATGTCCCAGGTCTCCTGCGCATAACGCCATTTGGCGAGCTCGTCGCACCAGGCGGCATCATGCTGCGGCCCGCGTAGCTGGTCCGGCTCGGTCGCATTGTAAAGCATCGCCACCGCGCCATTGGGCCAGGTCAGCCGCCGCTTCGAGACCTCGAATTTGGGCCGGAAATCCGCCGGGTGGATCGCGAGCAGCCCGCTTGGGCCTTCCACGATCACATTCCGCGCATCTGCGGCCGTTTCCGCCACAAGCGCCACGCGGCTGTAGGCGCCGCCAACGAGCGGCGTGTCTCCGCAAACGCCTTCGCGCACCCACTCCGCGCCGCACCTCGTCTTGCCCGCGCCGCGGCCGGCCAAGATCAGCCAAATATGCCAATCGCCTTCCGGCGCGCGCTGCCCGGGCCGCGCCCAGAAGCTCCAGTCACAGGTGAGGCTTTCCAGCTCCTCCGGCGTCAGGCTCGCGAGGAACTTCCCCCTCCGCGCCCGTGTCAGCGATGCGAGAAAGCTTGCGCTCCATTTCGTCGCGAAGGTGTGCGGCAT